GGAAGGACTGCCTTTAAAACGACTGAACATATGTTCAAAGCCCAGGTTAACAGTTTCTTGTTGACTTTTCCAGATGAAAATTATCATAATTATAAATTAGCAAATAAAAAATATGAGATTTATATGAGTGATAAAAAACCTAACGAATTATTAATAGAATTAATAGAAATTGATAAAATCACGCCGCATGAAGCAAACGAAAGATTGCACCCATCAGAGAACGTGGAAATCTTAAAAAAAGGCTTAGAAGACTTCGATCAACAGAAACCTATCGTCGTCGATGATAAATATAAAATCATAGCAGGACACGGCATTTGGTATGCAGCGAAGAAGTCAGGATATACTCATTGGTATGTCAGCAAATCTAAGTTAAAAGGGAATAAAAAGAGAGCATATAGGGTGTTCGATAACAGATCTGGAGAATTATCCAAATGGGACGATGAAAAGCTCTCAAAAACACTTTATGAGCTCCACAGCGATGGTTATGCGGTCGCAGATATAGGATTCGATGAAAATGATTATGATTGGGGAAACACAACACCAGAACAGAACGAAAAAGAAGATGACGTACCAGAGACAAACGAAAATGAATTCGGTGTTGAACGTGGTGATATATTTCAATTGGGTGAGCATAGATTAATGTGCGGTGACTCCACCTCGATCGAAGATGTTGATAAGCTCATGAATGGTGAGAAGGCGGATATGGTTTTTACAGACCCGCCTTATGCTGTGAATTTTACCAAAAAAAGCAAAGAAATTTTTGATTCAAAAGAATATTGTGAGATAAAAAACGACGATCTTAACGTCAAAGAGATATCTGAAAAAATATGGGGACCATGTTTTAAATTAATGTTTGATCATTCAAATGATCATTGTGTTTTTTATATGACCATGCCGCAAGGTGGCGACCAAATGATGATGATGATGATGATGGATAAAAATTGGAAAGTTAAACATGAATTAATATGGATAAAAGAATCTCCTGTTTTTTCAATGGGTAGGTTAGATTATGATTATCAACATGAGCCGATTATTTATGGATGGAAAAAAAAGCATCGTTTTTTTGGCAAGGGTAGATTTAATAAGTCAATTTGGGAAATTAAAAGAGATTCAAATAAAACTCACCCGACAATGAAGCCAATCGAATTAATTGAAAACGCTATTTTAAACTCATCTAAAACAAAAGAATTAATTATTGACTATTTCCTTGGCTCCGGCTCAACTCTAATCGCTTGCGAAAAGACAAACCGACGTTGTTTTGGGATGGAAATTGACCCACATTATTGTTCTGTTATTATTAAAAGATGGGAAGAATATTCTAATAAAAATCATATTAAACTATAACATCTCACAATTATTAAGGAATTATGGCAAATTATAAAGGAAATCATAGTCAGCTTAAAAAGTGGAAGAAAGGTCAAAGTGGAAATCCGTCAGGCAGGACCAAATTAACTGAAGATATTAAGCTCGCTAGACGAAAATACACTAAGGAAGTAATTCAAGGGCTTTTGGCTCAATGTCTCGATAAGCCTGTTGAAGAATTAGAAAAAATTCTAAAGGACAAAAACAACAAAGTCGTGGATCATTTGGTTGGTCGAATAGCGTTGTTAGGCATAGTTAAAGGGGATCCTCTTCGATTTAATTTTATTCTTGACCGAATGATTGGTAAAGTCACCGAAGAGAAAGAAATTAAACTTGTGAAGCCATTTGTCATCGAATCTCATGATGGAAAGAAAGAAGTGACTGTTGGGGTGGAGCAAATTGAAGAAATAGAGGAAAAAAAAGATGAGTAGAAACATAGGCGACCTTGAACGTGATAAGTTTTGGCAGCCGAACAGCAATACGAGCCAACTAGCTTTTGAGCAGCATACAAAGCATTACTTTTCGCTTGCTGAAGGCGTTAACAACGGTTTTAGCTATGTGAATAAATTTGGTCGCGTGTTGAATTATACAACGTCAATGGTTGATGTCAACGACCTGGCTACTCCTGCCGTTTACGCTTGGCTAACTAGTGCGGTGACGCTTGAGGCGATATCATCGAGTTCAAATGATGCCGCAGCTGGCACAGGAGCCAGAACCGTTGTAGTTCAGGGTTTAGACGCTAATTTTGAGCCTTGTGAGGCGACCATTACGATGAATGGCACATCAGCTAGCACGGCTACTACTCAAACGTTTATAAGAGTTCATCGGGCCTACGTTGCTACGTCAGGAACATACGCGACGACGACAGCAGGCTCACATATTGGCAATCTCACAATTAGAATATCGAGCGGAGGAGCTACACAAATCTACATGCCTGCTTCTCCAGCTCCTGTTGGACAATCAAATGTTGCCCGATACACAATACCAGCAGGAAAAACGGGATATTTGATTCACGTGACGTTTCAAGCGTCAGGAAACAAGGCATCCGATTTTTATCTGTGGCGCAGGTTTAACGCGGATACGGTTAGCGCTCCATATGGAGTGAAAAGACTAATCGAATATTTTTCTGGCGTTGTGGATCATTTAGGTCGTGATTGGGACGTGCCAGTCAAGCTGCCAGAAAAAACTGACATCTGGGCTTCAGCTTTAGGTGCTGGCGCAGGGACCAATGGGATTTGCACGTTCGATTTAATATTGGTTGATAATGAATGAGGTTAATTAATGTACATAATCGCTGATGTAGGCAGTAATTGGGAAAAAGAAGACGATCTTTTTGAATCGATTTATTATGCGAAAAAGGCTGGTGCTAATGCAGTTAAGTTTCAATTTTATGATCACGAGAAGCTTTATGGTTGTAAAGGAAATATGTCGGGTGTATTAACAAAACAGCAAATCGTACAACTTCATAACAAATCCAAACATTGTGATATCGATTTCATGGTAACTCCATTTCATGAAGACGATATCAGTTTTTTAAACGATTATGTGAAGACATGGAAGATAGCGAGTTCGGATAATACCTATACAAGGATGTTAAGGAGAATAGCAAACACAGAGAAACCTAGCATAATATCGACAGGGAGCGTTGGTATCAACGACTTGGGAGAGAGTATCTCAATTCTTCAATCGAAGACAAGAAATGTCTGCGTTATGTATTGTGTTGCTGCTTATCCGTCCGTCGAGCACGATCTTACCTATTTGGATTATTTGCGAGATCGTTTTGGTAAAAGCGTAGGCTTCTCTGATCATTCTTTAGACATCTATAACGCTCCATGGGTGGCAAAGCATGTTTTTAAATGCAGTGTCCTTGAAAAACATTTCAAATTAAGGGAAATGAAAACTCCCGATGCTGATCATTCGTTAACGTGGACTGATTTCAAACGCATGGTGGACCGTTTGAAAGTCGATAAATTCCGCGCTTGGACCGAAAATCATTCTGAAGGTGATATGAAACAAATGCATAATCGGCGTTTGGTTGCAACACAGATGATACATCCAGGCGATAAGTTTATATATGGCAATAATTATGGTTCTTATCGCGTAAAATCCCGTGATCCTTGCAGAATTGACGCAAAAGACTGGCAGCAGATTGAAGGTCATTCGTGCCGTTCAATCGTTCCTACAGGATCCTCGATTCAACTTCATCACGTTGAAGAAAAAAACGGAACTTTCTATTGAATTTCAAAGCCCACAGCGAAAAACAAAGCACAGTATTATTTTCTAAAAAACGTATCACTATCGCAGGGACAGGCATACAATGGGGAAAAACCATTGTTGGTGTGGTCAGGTTAAAGTTGAATATGCACAAATATCGAAGTCCCGACGATAATTTCTTGGTTTGCAGTCCTTCATATAAAATACTTGCCCAGTCAACACTTCCTCCATTTATGCAATTAAACGGCGATGTTGGTCGTCTCGACAAACAAAACTACTGCTTTCATATTCATGGAGGCGGAAAGGTTTGGTTTCGGACTGGTCAAAATCCTGATTCTGTGGTTGGTATTACTAACGTTCGCCACGTTCTTTGTGATGAAGCTGGGTTGTATTCTCGATATTTTTGGGACAATATTCAAGCTCGCGCTTCGATCAAAGAAGCTCCTATTACGATCGTTACGTCTCCTTATTCACTTAACTGGCTTTACACGGATTTTATTCGCAAATATCAGAAAAAAGACCCATATATTCGTGAGCTTTGCCAATTAATTCAAGCGACTAGTAACGAGAACCCATATTTTCCGGCTAATGAATACGAAGCTCGACGGCGAACGATGGATCCTCGGCGGTTTAACATGATCTACGGTGGCTCGTTCGAAAAAGCTGACGGTCTGGTTTATGACTGTTTCAAGCAAGACGTTCATGAATGTGAGCCTTTCAAACTTCCCGATGGA